CTGCCGCAGCCGGCCTAACAGAGCAAGGTTTTTATACCGAGGCCGCCATCATGCAGGCCATGGGTGGCTTCCGCGCAGGCACCGCCGCCGCCGCTGTACAGCGAGAATTTGCTGGCGGCGTGATGCCTACACGCATTGCCAAAGAGCTCGAAAGGATCGGTCTAGCGAAGCCGGGTGATTTTCAAATAGGACGCGGCGGTCAGGTCATTGCCAAAAACGACGCAATGAAGGAACTCGTGGCAGAGTTTCAAGCCGATCCCCGTGCGGCCGTTATCGACAAGATCATTCCGGCACTTGAGAAAATGGGTATCACATCTGTCGAGGGTCAGGCCAAGGAGCTTTACAAATTTATGGCGACGGCTCCCGGCAACCGGGAAATCTACGAACTTCTGAGAGGGCGCGTTCAGATTGGCCAGGAAATAGAACGATTGAAACAGGGTGCAGTCGGTGAAGGCGCAATATCAATTTTGCAGAAAGAGGACCCGGAACAGTCGATCTCAAGTGTTACGTCCTCGTTGAAAAATCTTCTAAGCGCAGTAGGCAGCCCGCTGATGGAGACATCTATCCCGGTTATCAATGCATTGGCGATGGCGTTTAATAGTCTCGCTTCTGCAGCGTCGAACGCCCTTGGAGCGCCTGGCAAAGCAAAAGACCTGCCGCAATCATTGCTGTCTGGCACTCTCGCCGGCACGATCGTCGGTGGTCTACTCGGCGCAGCTATCCTCGGCACTGCCGGGTTCTTTAGCCCGATTCCTGGCGGCACTGTCGCGGGTGCTCTAACGGGTTTTCGTATTGGCGCAGGGATTGGCGCACGAGTTGGGTTTGTCGGTGGTGCGGCTGATTATACCTTTAACCATTTTGCAAGCCCTGCGGCCGCCGCCGAGCAGCAATCGCCAACCGGTCATGCAACGCCGACGCCTTGGGTTTCTCAAATGGTAGCTAGGCAGCAGGGCGGCGATGTGCTCGTGCCGTGGGCACCGCGCAACGACGCGCTGCTGCCTTGGCCGACCGAGCGCGCCGAGCGGTGGCGCTTTGGATTGGACGCCAGTGGCCTCGGTGGCGCATTCCGCGAGGCGCAACTTAAAAAGATTGCCGCAGCCGCATTGACCACCGTGCCTGCGATCCCATTTACCGGGACGGTGCCGGGCGGCACTGGCCTCGGCGGATTGCAGACACCGCAGGTTAAAACCACGAACAGCACCGTCACGTTCAATGTGACTGTCAAGGCCGAGACTGACGAGCCGGAAACACTGGCGCGTAAGGTGGCGACCTTGCTATCTGGAATGCTCGCCAAGGCGACCGAACATAACCAGGGCACCGGCGACGGCGTCCTATCGAGCCCGTATCTCAGCGGAGCGGCGATGCCATGACGCTTCCACTGACCATCGGCGGCGTGCAGTTCCAGGACATTGAGATCCCGCAGACCATCGGGCCGTTCGGCGGCAAGCAAACTCTGGTCGTGCACGAATACCCCGGTGGTGCAAAGGACGTCGATAGCCTCGGCGCGTTCCCGCACACAGTTGAATGGTCTGGCATGTTTTCACAGGCGGCAGCGTTCGCGCGCGCTCAATCGCTCGACAGTATTCGCGCGCTAGGCCAGCCTGTCGTGTTGACCTACGGGCCACAGTCGTATGTCGGCAAGGTTGCCAGCTTTGAATACAACCCGAAGCATCAGTTTCTAATTCCATACAAAATATCGTTTGAGCCAATTCAAGACTTGTCCGGCGTTGGCAATGTGCCGAGCGGCGGTATCTCGCTTGAGACGCAGCTCAACGCCCAGGTCGGGCAACTGACCGACATATTGCAAGGTTTATTATGAACGGTCTGCCGTGCCCACCGACACTCGTTGCGCCGATTGCCGCGCTGCTCGCCGCGATTCAAACCGGATTGCTCAACGGCAACGGAACTGTTGCTGGCATGACGACGAGCGGCGTGCTGGCGGTTAATGCCGCAGCGGTCGTGCTGCAAACCGCAGCCGCGCCGCTGATTGCCGGGGCGGACTCTACGCTGGCGTCGCCCGCGACCGATGCCGTGTCTTCCTCGATCTCGGTGCAGAACATCATCGCGGCTCCATTAGCGCCGGTGCGCCAGATGACGATGATTAACCCGAATCTGTTTTCTGTGGCGGCTCAATACCTTGGCAATCCGCTGCTGTGGCAGCAGATAGCGACCGCGAGCGGCCTGACTGACCCGCAGCCGATCGGGCAGTTTTTGATTCAGGTGCCAGCCACATGAGCAGCACCATCAACGTCGAATTTCAAGTCGCCGGCACGCCGGTCCCGATTGAGTCGTTTGACATAACCGGCAGCAGCGACGGATCGACTGGGCATGTTGTGGCAATGACTGGCATGACGCAACTTGCCGAGAATGGGATCGACATGGTTGCGTTGTCGATTTCATCGCCAAGCTCAGTGCCAGTGGATGTGTTTGTCGAGATTGACGATCAACTAACGCAGATTTTCAGCGGCGAGTTTCTAAGCGCGGGCTACAAATACAACGCGACGTCAGTCAGCATTCACGCGCGCGATTGGTCCGGGCCGCTGGTAGATCAAAAGCGCGTCTTGGTCAGCATCGGAAATTCAGGCGCGCTCGCTCCGTCACAGGATCAGGGGTCGGGCATCAGCACGCAAAATAAGCATGTGTCGGATATCGTCACAGCCATTGCTAACCAATTCAGTCTGACGCCGGACCTGCGGATTTCACAGGGCAACGATCCATTTATCGGCACGATATTTGGAACGAGTGCCGACACAATCCTGACGACAACGCCGCAGAACTTATGGGCTATTCTCAATCGGCTTGCCAAAGACACCGGAAATATCGTTTACACGACGCCGCAAAAATCACTTGTGTTCGGCCCTCCCGGTGCTGGCCTGCCGAATATCCCGATCACGTACATGGTCAACCCAATACCGGTCGGGTCGTACGGCGCGGAGTCGCTCGATATTGACCACAACCCACGCCGCAACATGACGTTCAACGTCGTCGTTCTGTCCTATGACCCGACAAAGTCGGCGCTGACGACCGGCCATGCGTCGGTCGTCGGGCAGAACTTCTCGACTGGCGGCGGGACAACCGTGAATCCTGGATTGTGGACAGGCCAGCAGGCGCAGTCCGTGTCGAGTGCAACGTCGAACACATCGGCTACCAGCTCAAACACTAAGATTCCGATCTACACCTATCACGTCGACGGGTTGACGCAGGCGCAAGCGGATCAACGCGCGCAAGCGATAGCGTTCGACATATCCAAACGAGAATTGATCGCGCATGTGAAAACAGACTGCATCCCAACGGTCATGCCATCCAACCCGGCGACGCTTGCTGGTTTGATAAACCAGGAGTTTGCCGCGCATCAGTATTTCGTGACCAACTATTCGCACCATTTTAAGATGACTCCGAAATCGAAAGTCGGCACGTTTCACACCGAGCTTAAATTGCTCGACCAACAGCCTATCGGTGCCGGTGCCTCTACTAGCACGCAGGGGTCCGACTGATGGACGAACTCGCACATCAGATCAAACACGCCGCGCAGCAGCAGAGCGATAACCCGCGGCCGTTCGTGTACGCGCATATCTCGTCGTATGACCCGAAGCTGCACCGCGTGCGCGTGGTGTTTCCAAGCCTGCGTGACGAGGCGAACAACCCGGTCGTGTCGTCGTGGATGCCGCTGGAATCACATTGGGTCGGGCCGTCTTGGGGTTTCCAAGTTGCGCCGATAGGCGGGGCGACACAGCAGAACCCGACGCAGGGCGAAATGGTGCAAGTGCATTTTGTCGAGCATCGGTATGGCGTGACGAGTTGCGCCAAAATGTTCTTTAATCAGGTCAATCAGCCGCCGTTCACCGATTTGAAGCCCGGCGAAATGGGCATGAAGCACAAGGACGGTGCTATTATAAAGTTTACAAACGACAAAAAACTAGTGATATCGTCGGCGCTTGAAATCGACATCACTGCGCCGACGACGGTCATCACCGGCAACGTCACGGTGACCGGAAGCATCATCGCCGGATTTGGCGGCGCAGATCAGGTTAATGTTCAGACGCACAAGCACCCGACCGCGGCTCCTGGCGGTCCGTCACCACCGACGCCGGGGACGTGAGATGACCGACACCTTGGACTTTTACGTTGATTGGAATTCAGACTTTATCGTCACGCCGTCCGGCAGCATTCAGACTGCGGTCGGATGGGATCGTGTGAGACAGCGCATTATTCGCCGCATCATTACGAACTCGCAGCAAAAATTGCCGAGCGGGGTTAGCACGGCGGCGGACTATGTGTTCCATCCTGATTTCGGTTTGAGTGGCGGGGCGTTGGTAGATGCTGATTTGTCGGAGGACTATATCGCGAAGCTGGAACAGATTATTTCTCAGGGCGTGCTAGAGGACGCGGACGTAGACTCCACGACGCCGCCGACGATTCAATACTCGCGGCCGAATAACGAAACGCTTTGGGTGGTGGTAAGCGTCATTCTAAAATCTGGCGTGCCTGGGCAACTCGCTTTGAAGTATGGGCCACAACAGCCAACCGTACCCACAGTGAACACAAACACAAACACGCTAGACTTTTCAAATCAAGCTAACAGCCAATATCTACCGCTGGGATGATGATACAATGACAACGCTTCCAAACAAAACTCTGCCAAATTTTGTCCAGGACATGGTCAACGGCTGGGCCGCGTCGCTCGGCTTCCCGCCGACGTTCCAGGCTGGCGACGCCTTTTATGCGCTGATGGAAACCGTATCGGCACAGTTGGTTTTTATTCAGGCTCAAATCCAGATTGTTAACTACATCGCGCGCGCGCAGACAAGCGGAAGCGATCAAAATAACGGGACCACGGATGCGGACCTAGACTCGTTCTATGCGCAATTCGGATTCTTCCGCATTGGCGGAGTGCAGGCGTCGGGACAAGTGACGTTTAGTTCTTTCTCGCCGGCCAGCAGCCAGGTGCTAATCACGGCCTCTAACCCGACAGCAAATCCACCGACGCAGGGCGTCATTGTGCAGACGGCGGGCGGTGCGATTCAATATCAGGTTGTTGCCGACCCAAACCAACCGACTTGGAGCGCTGGCTTGAACGCCTACGTGCTGGCGCCGGGACAGAGCAGCCTAACGGCGTCGGTGCAAGCGATACTGCCGGGATCAGCCTACAACGTCACCACGGGGCAGCTATCGCAAATTGCGACCAACTTGGCTGGCATCGATACCGTAACCAACGCTGCCGGGATTACCAACGGCAGCAATTCGGAATCTAATCCAAGCTTCCGCACCAGATTTATATTTTTCATCAACTCGCTATCGAAGGCGACTTATGGGGCCATCGCGTCAGCAATTCTGGGTGTGCCTGGCGTTGTCGATTCGTCGCTGCTGGAAAACATCAACACGGCTGGCATGTCGCAACTGGGCGAGTTCATCGCGACGATTGACGACGGCAGCGGAGCGCCGCCTGCCAGTCTGGTCACGACGGTGCAAAACGCGATCAACAGCGTGCGCGGCTTTACAATTCTCGGCGTTGCGCGGGCTGTGCAACAGACCGGCGTCACGGAACTGATTAGCGTGCGCGTCGACCCCGACCCGGTCTTTAACCTCGAAACCGTCAATCTGGCGGTGCAGGCCGCCTTGCAGACGGCGACGAATGCGCTGGCTATTGGCGCAACGCTTTATATCAGCACACTTGAAAACGCCGCCATGTCGGTCAACGGCGTGATTGCGGTGCAGCCGCGCGCGACGCTGATTAACGGCAGCAATAACGACTTGCTCATAAACAAATTCAGGCGGGCGTTCGTGACCCTCAACAATATCGTGGTCGGGAATTATTAAAGTGGGCACGACACCGACCACAATACCAACGATCACGCCCGCGCAGTTCGCGGCGCGAATGGGAGCCCTTTTTCCCTCTGGATGGTCCTCGGCGCAGGCCAAGACACCGGGCGGGGCCGTGTTCGCCGTGCTGCAATCGCTCGGCACAGGCCCGGCCAGCGAAATGCTCGCGCTGCAATACGCAGACGACGCGACGCGCCTGCAGACCGCCATCGGCAACGCGCTGGACATTGCGGCGGTTGACTTTTTCGGCGTCAGCCCGGTCGCGCCGGTCGCGGGCCTGTCCGGCACGCAATTAACGCCCGTCGATTCAGGATTCCGAACAGACGTCTATGCGCTGCCGCGCGTGTCCAAGGAAACCGACGCCGCCTATAGCGCGCGGTTGCTGGCCGCCATGATGCCACTCGGCGCGACGCGCGCCGCCGTCATATCGGCCGTTACCAAGGCGAGCGGATTCCCGCCCGTGCGTATCGTGGAGCCGTGGAGCCCTGCTGATACCGGCGTATGGAGCCAGCCGACCGGGCAGCCGATGGCGTTTTGGGGAGTCGACACGCCGGCCAACCCGTTCCGCTGGACAAATCCTGGATTGGCCTATCAGGGCTTTATCGACAGCGTTTTGCCCGGCGAGCAGCCTTTCGGGAACAACCCGACGCCGGTCTATGATAATTCTGGCCTGCCGTTCTTTTGGGGCGTGCCGACGCAGGGGCTTTATTACATCGACCCGCAGCCGAGCGCGCCGCGTGGCTCGCAAGTCCTCTACAACGCGGTTATCGCAGTCAAAGTCGAGGGGACTATTGTTTGGGTGAAATTTGTGCCGCCGCCCGTTGGCCCGACGTGGGACCATCCGGGTACTTCGTGGGATCAGTCGGGTGTGGTATGGCAATAAATCGACAGGAGTCGTGAATGGGCAACCGAACAATAATCTATGACCAAGAGCAGGCGCGCGACTTCGACGTTCTAAACGCCTGGCGCGACGCCCTGATCGCGGAAGGCTATTTAGAACAGGATCTGACGGGCGGCCCGATAACGACCGTGTCAGGTTTCACCGTGCTGGCGTCCAGCCCGGCCTCGCTGATTATCAATCTCGCCGCTGGGCGCATTTATCAGCAGGCGGAAGTCGACGCGACGCAGTACGGCTCGCTGCCGTCCGATACCGACCTGATTATGCAGCAGGGCTATGCGTCCCCGCAATCGCTGCAATTCAATACCGCCGGCCTTGCGGCAGGCCAGAGCCGTTGGGCGCTGGTGCAGGTCGCCTATGTGCAAAACGATATCGTGCGCGCCAACGACCCGACCGGGGGCATCCTTTACTATTGGAACGCAGCCAATCCGACAACGCCGTTCCAAGGGCCGAACGGCAATGGCGAGACACAGCCGACCGAGCGCGCCGGCATCGCCAACATCCAGGTGCTTTATGGGACGCCCGCGACGACCAGCTCGGAAGTACCACCAACCCCAAGCAACGGATACGTGCCGCTATATTTGATCGACCTTGCGTTTGGTCAAACGACGATCACCCAAGGCGAGATTATTACTGCGGGGCCGTCTGTCGGCATCAACGTGCCGAGCAACTATGCCTATGCGCCCTTCATGGCGGGGCTGCTTAATTCGCATCACAACGGAACGACCGGGCAGGCGCCGAAAATTAAGCTTGGCGAAATTGCGAATATCAGCAGCGCGAACAGCGGCGGCGGGGTTTCAACGACTTATGCCTACGCGGGGAATCCGAACGGCCATGTCGCCGGTGCCGCGGCGGTGGACGGAGTATCGCCGCCGGACTTCTGCATCGATACGACGAACAATATCATGTATTTTTGTTCCGTCAGCGGCAACGCGGCCGCGGCGGTGTGGACTCAGACGTCAGGCGTTGGTGTTTCGTTTGTCGGCGGAGCGTCGACGGGCACGGCGAACGCCCAGGTTGTGACGCCCGTTACGCCCGGCGGATTTGCCCTTGTGTCGGGCTATAGCGTCACCTTCACGCCAGGCACGACGAACACCGGCGCGACGACCTTGGCGGTTTCTGGCACAGCCGTGACCGCGTGCCGCAAGAATTCCGGCGGTTCGCTGATAGCCTTTAGCGGCAACGAATTCACGGCCACCGATCCGGTGACGGTCGTCTATAACGGCACCTATTGGGTGTTGCAGACGAGCCCGCTGGGCGCACTGGCATCGCTTAATCTCGGCCAGTGGATGAAGAATGACGGCGCTGGCAATCTGACGCTGAAAGTCAATTCCGCCACGCTGGGCGACGACGGCTCTGGCAACCTGACAGTCAACGGCGCGCTTGGCGGTGTGCTTGGCGGCACATTGCCAAATCCGACGATGGCTGCGGGCGCGGCGCTCGCCAATCTCGGCTTCGCGCCAATTCAGCAGGGCGGCGGCGCCAGCCAACTGACGACAAAACTTTATATCGGCGTGGATAGCAACGGCATTCCTCGCGCGCAGGCCGGGTCGACTGACCTTGGCGAATTCCTCATGGCGTCGATGCTTGCCAACTCTCTAGGCAATTCGCTCAATGCGTCGGGCTATGCCTGGATCAATGGGCTGCTGATTCAATGGCAGCAAGTGACGCTGCCGCTGTCTCTGTTGAGCTATGAGTTTAGCTTTCCTATTGCGTTCCCTCACAATACCTTTGCGTTTTTCACGCAGTTGTCGGGCCAAAATTTCAATTATGGTGGTCCGACAGGTGGAGGTATTATTAGCCTCTCGCAGTTCACCGTTAACGTCTACCCGCTTAACCAGAGCACAACAAATTATACGTGTTACGTCTTCTCAATAGGGAACTGAGCCAATGGCAACAGCAAGCACGGCACCGATGAAGGCTCCGACTGTCGCGCCGCCTCCACCCAAGCCGCAAAAGTTTGCGACGGTGGACGGCGACGGCAAGGTGACGGGGTTTTATTCCAGCGACGTGCATAAGACGCTGCCGGCTGGCGCCGTACCTATCACCGACGATCAGTGGCGGGTTTTAATGGCTGACCAGCATGGTACGCGCCTGATCAACGGCGTCGTGACGCCGGCTGCGGCAGCCGCGCCCGTGCCGCTAACGCCGCAGCAGCAGATCGCGCAACTTGAGGCCAGTTGCACGCCGCAACGGCTACGTGCAGCAATCCTTGGCAACGATGGCGGCTGGCTTAAGAAGCTAGACGCGCAGATCACGGCGCTGAAACCATAATCGGTTTCTAAGGGGCTTAGTCGATGAAGAAACTACTAGCCGTCCTGTTCGCACTGCTGTCGGTGGACGTCGCGCACGCGGCCAGCACGATCAATCCGAACATTCCGTTGAGCAATGCGCCGCTGCAATCGGCGCCTATGCGAAACAATTTTGCCGCCGCCGCGACCGACATCAACAATATCCTGAGCCAGTTTGCGAATCCGACTGCGCCTGTATCGCCGTCGACGTTTCAAACATGGATGAATACTGCCGCGTGTCCGACGTCATGCGTGGAGAGCATCTTTGACGGCACGACATGGGTGCCTGCCGGGTTTCTTAATTCTTCGACGCACACATACTCGGTGGTCGTCACACCAGCGAACATATTGAAGACCGACCCGATAACGCTGGCGTTCTCGCCACCAGGAGTCACTATTGGCCTCGGCTACAACACATCGCTCGCTGTCGCCGGTTCGCCAGGCACGCTGGGAATCAACCTTGCGCATCCAAACATTTTCACAGTCGCGCAGGCGATCAATCTTAATGCAGCCGCGCTCCCGGCCGCGCTGACCGGAACGGTTCTCAACCTCGGCCAAGTCGACGCCACGGTCACTCGCCTGCAACTGAACGCCTTCGGTGCTGTTTCGACGTTCTCCGGCGCGGCCTACGGCGGCACCAACGCGAGCCCGACTGCGGTCACGTCCGGGACCGAGGTAGCGAGCTTCAATTCTTGGGCCTACAACGGCGCGGCGCTGGTCGGGCCGATCGCGAGCTTCCGAACTTATGCGGCGGAGAATATCGCTTCGGGCCATCAGGGTTCATACGCCTGCATCGGCACGACGCCGAGCGCTTCGACCACCATCGCCAACGGCATCTGCCAGCAGAACGACGGCGGGATCACAGTCGCGTCACCGACCGGAGCGAGCGAGGGGTCCGGCACGATCAATGTCGCCGGCGGATACTACGTCAACGGTGCGCTGGTATCGCCGGCCGCTGCCGGGCTGACCGGGCAGATATTTACTGGCGTCACATCATCCGCTCCCGCTTGGAGCTATGCGCCGGTTCTCGGCGTCAACGCCACGACTGCTGGTTCAATCGGTATTGCCAACGGCCTGAGCACTGGCAAAACGATCACGATTCAGAATCTCAGCGCGACGGCGGCAAACTACAATCTCAACCTCCCAGCGACGGCAGGAAGCGCCGCGCAGATATTGCAATCTGGCGGCGGCGGATCGGCGGCGAATACGTGGTCGACCGCGACCTATCCGGCGACTGCATCCGGAACCGGCACCATCCTGCGCGCGGATGGCACCAACTGGTCGGCCACAACCGCGACCTATCCGGCCACGACGACGATCAACCAGGTTCTCTACTCGTCATCGGCAAGCGTGATTGCCGGCATCGCCACGGCGAACGGCGGCATGATGAACGCCAACACGTCGGGCGTTCCGTCCATGACAATAACGCCGGTCCTCGGCGTTCCGACTGTGTCGCAGGGCACGATCGGGTTCGCCGGTGTCACGTCAGGGACGGCCACAATCACCGCGCTGGCTACGGCGGGGACGCCGACGCTGACGCTCCCGAACACCACTG